GTTGCGTGGGGGCTTCTTCCGGTCCGGGCTCCTCCGATGCGCCGTTTGGTGCGGGTTCCGGCCCGCTGGCTCCGCGTCCGTCTCCCATCGGGTCCGCGGTCGCTATTTCGTTGATCTGAGGTTCATCAAGCTGAGGGCTGCTGGTCTGCACTTTGAGCGCAAGGATGAGCGGTGTGGAGTTTTCGGTGGGGCTCGCGGTGGTCAGTATCAACACAGCGCAACATGAGTCGCTACGTGCGACCTGCACGACGCTCGCGGTGGGGCAGCATCAATGGAGCACAATGAATCCGCCCGACGCGCCCGGGCTGGTTGTGGCGGGGAGTAGATGGGTCCTGTCAGTTCCGCGTTTGTTCTTGTGTGTTGGGGCGCTGCACCCGATCCGTGGGCAATGCACCTCTTCTGTTCGGGTGCACCGCCACGTAACGGGTGTAGCGCCACGTAACGGGTGCAGTGCCCCTGATCGGGTGCGGTGCCCCGTGCTTGTGGCGGTTGTGGGGGTTGTGGGCGTCTTCGGGGCTTGGGCTGTCTTCTGCTTGGGGCACTTCGTGGGGTCTTTGTGGCGTCTCATGTTGTAGTTCCTCAGAAATGTCGCACGTAATTCCCCGACACGTATTTCAAACGTTGAAATCACATCGTTGGAATTCTGCGGTTTTCTCGATACCTATGAAAAGTTAGGGTACCCAAATTACGTGCGACTTTTGGTTGATGAGGCGCCGCCCGAGGGGCGCTGGAAGAGTTTGCGGCCAGCGACCTGGGAGCGCGCTACCCCCAAACGGTTGCGACCTGGCAGCGCGCCTGGCAGCGCTTCACGCCGTTCCTGGCGTTCCCGCCCATGCTGCGCCGCGTCGTGTACGCCACCAACGCTATCGAATCGTTGAACTACCAGCTGCGTAAAATAACCAAGAACCGCGGGCATTTCCCCAGCGAAGAAGCTGCCGTCAAACTCTTGTGGCTGGGAATTTGCAACATCGAAGACAAACGCGCCGCCCAGCGCCTCACAGACGCCGGCAAACCCGCGAACAAACGAACAGGACACACCCGCCTCATCCAAGGACGCACCACCACCAACTGGAAACAAGCCCTCGCCCAACTCGCCACCGCCTACCCCGACCGAATCACCCCCTACCTCTAACCCCCATACACAGAAAAATTGACAGGCTCGCACCCGTTGAGGAACGTTACGCCCGTTGAGGAGCGTTACACCCGATCAGAACGGGTGCAATGCTCACTGAAGGGGTGCACATCCCCATTAACAACAAGCTTTATCGCGGATGCGCTTCCTAGGCAAAATGGACACCACGACTAGCCCATTCCATACACCGACGCTCCAGCCAACGCCGCATATCTGAGTCCCAAGCACCGGCCACGAGGCACATCCACGACGACACAGCATCCATTCCGCCAAAGTGCAGACCCATTGAGCAAAAACAGCCAAATTTCGTGGAATTTTGGTGAATGGGTCTACGGTTTGGCGAAAGCCACCGCCTGGAACCACTACGCACACACCCATAAGCCCACACAGCCCGCTTCTAGCAACAGCTGACCACACTTTCACTTGTTCTAAGAGGCAGCGCACCCGATCCGTAGGCATTACACCCCTTCTGTTCGGGTGCAGCGCCACGTAACGGGTGCAGTGCCCCTGATCGGGTGTAGTGCCCCCGTGCTTGTGGCGGTTGTCGGGGTTGTGGCGACTGTCGGGGTTGTGGGGTCTTCTGGGCTTGAGTTGTCTTCTGCTTGGGGCACTTCGTGGTGCCTTTGTGGCGCCTCATGTTGTGGTTCCTCAGAAATGTCGCACGCAATTCCCCGACACGTATTTCAAACGTTGAAATCACATCGTTGGAATTCTGCGGTTTTCTCGATACCTATGAAAAGTTAGGGTACCCAAATTACGTGCGACTTTTGGTTGATGAGGCGCCCAAGGCGAACTCCTGTGTTCGGTCGTCGTCCCACGACACTGTCCACGATCCCCGGGACAGCTCACCGAGCCGGATTAGCCGCACGGCACTTCAGGACGAACCCGCCCTCCTGACAACGCATCCCCACAGCCACCAAACACAGCTCCTCCAACCCGCAATGGGTCGTCATATCCGGAGCGGACAAGGTACCATGAGATATGTCGGGGCCTCCCAGCGTTTGAAGTGTTGCAACCTCAATCATCGGGCAGGCCCCGACCCCATGCCAACACCACCCCCACACCCCACAATGCGAAGAGCCGGAAAACTGCGTTCGCGCGGGGTTGGGCACGGGCGTCGCGGGCTCATCCCCGCATGGGCGGGGAAAACGGTCAAGGTCCGAGTCCTCACCCCCTACGAAGGCGGCTCATCCCCGCATGGGCGGGGAAAACCAATAGCCGCGTCGGAGTTCGAGATCATGCGTCGCCTCATCCCCGCATGGGCGGGGAAAACGCCCCGCCGAGGGCACAGACCGGGAACTGGACGCCTTCGACGCGGCGCTAGCCGAGCTCACCCGCGACGCCCTCACCCGCTCATGAGCGCCGCCCCGAAGTACGCGACGCGCCGCAACCCGGCTAACCCCACCTTCGGCGCTCGGATCGCCGCTACCGCTGCCTTCCTCGGCGGCTCGCTCATGCCCTGGCAACGTCAAGTCGCCGACGTCGCCCTAGAACTCGATCCAGACACGCCGGGGGCCTGGAGGTATCCCGTCGTCGTCGTCACCGTGCCCCGCCAGGCCGGTAAGTCCTTCCTCCTGCGCGCCGTCATGGTAGATCGCATGATGGCCTACAACCGGCACGAAATCCTCATGACAGCGCAGACCGGCAAAGACGCTCGCAAACGGTGGAAACAGATCAACACCGCGCTCAACGCAGAAAAAAAGCCCGGCTATTTCCGCGTGTACGCCTCCCAAGGCTCCGAGCGCACCGAGTACCTGAAACGCGGTAGTTTCATCAGCCCGTTCGCGCCAACACCAAAATCAATCCACGGCGATTCGCTCCACCTCGTGACCGTCGACGAGGCGTGGGCTTTCGACGCCGAAGCAGGCCTTGCCCTGGAGACAGCGATCAACCCTACCCAGCTCACCATCAAGGACTCGCAGCTCTGGATCGTATCCACCAAAGGCACGGACAAATCGGCGTACCTCAATGAACTGATCCGCCAGGGCAGGAAGTCAGTAGAAGACCCACACAGCCGAATGTGTTTCTTCGAGTGGAGCGCCGACGAAGACGCCGCCGAGCGCGACCCCTACAGCGACGAAACACTGTCCTTCCACCCGGCGCTCGGACACACACAAACCGCCGACAAGATCAGGGCACTGCGCTCCGACAACCTCGCCTCGTGGCGCCGCTCGATCCTGAACCTGGAAACCGCCGCCGAAGAAACCGCCGTTGACATCCACCTGTTTAGCTCCCTCATGGACCTGGACCTGACCGCGCCCGATCCCTCGCGCGTCTGCCTCGCCGTCGATCTCGCCGCCGACCGATCCGCCGCGACAATCGCCGCCGCCTGGATCGACGACGACGGCGACCCCTGCCTAGCGACCGTGACATCAGGGCCGGGCATCGACTGGGTACGCCCCGCGCTCCGCGGCCTACAGGCCGCTGGCTATGCGTGGATCGGATGCGACCCGGCTGGGCCAACGCGAACGCTCGCCGCCGATCTCGAAGCCGAGGGGACGCCGATCACCACCCTGGCCACCCGAGAATACGCCTCGGCGTGCCAGCTATTCCTAGATCGAGTGAACGCGAAGCGCCTCACGCACGACGGCAACCAAGAACTCATCAAAGCAACCGGGGCCGTTGTCCTGCGACAACTGTCAGGCGTGACCGCTTTCGATGTCGCTAAATCGCCGCGCCCCATCGACGCCCTACGCGCCGGGGCCGTCGCCGTATGGGCCGCGTGCCAGCCCCGGCCCGGCATCCAAATCTACTGACCTCACCCAGGGAGCCATATCATGCGGATACACGTTGACGCCTCGGCTTGCACCTTCCTGCCCATGTGCGAGTGCGGTTGGAGGGGTCTCCCCGCCGCCTCGCATGAGCGCGCCCTGACCCAGGTCTCCGAGCATGAGCGGTACGCGCACCCCGGCGACCGGCACGCCCGCCGCGCCCTCAGCGCGTACCGCTGGCGACACGTATAAGCCGGTCTGCGAATCGGGTAGCTCGCATACTCTCAGCCATGGCCTCCCTCGCATCCTTATTCGGCTTCCACCGAGCCGAGACCGGAACGTCGATCCCAGCGGGCATCACGCCGCCCGCACGGGAAGCGGCACTCATCACCGCGCGCGGCGCGCTCGCACTGGACTCGGTCTATCGCGCCGTGAGTGTTCTACAGGCCGCTGGCAAGCAAATCTCGCTCGACGCCTGGCGCGACGGCTCGCAGCTCGAAGGCCGTGACCTGCCCACCGTCGTTGCGACGCCCGGCCCCGATCTGACCCCTACCGCGCTCATTGCCGAGACAATCGCCAGCCTGGCACTCCGAGGGAACGCCTACTGGCTCATTGGCCGCACCGTCGACGGGCGCGCCAACTCCCTGCGCGTCCTGGACCCCACCCAGTGCCTTCCTATCCTGGACAACAACACGGGCGAACGTACCGTGCAATGGCGATCGCGCACGTGGAAACCCGATCAGATCAAGCACCTGCGACTGACCTACATCCCCGGCGAAGCCGCTGGCCTTGGCCCGATCCAGGCGTGCGCGCGCTCTCTCCAGGGTGCGACCGAAATGGCATCCTACGCCGCGAACTGGACCCACGGCGGCGGCGTGCCCACCGGCGTCCTATCCACGGAGCAGCCGATCACCGCCGCCCAAGCCGCCGACGCTAAGCGCGCTTGGAACGAATCAAACTCCCAGAGCGGCGGCGTTGCCGTCATCGGCGCTGGCCTGAAGTACTCCCCGCTTCACCTCACACCGAGTGAGATTCAGTTCCTGGAGTCCCGCGCCTTCGATGTCCTGGCAGTCGGTCGCATGTTCGGTATTCCGGCGCACATGCTCCTCGCAGCGGTGAACGGATCGAGTCTGACCTACCAAAACATCAATGACGCCGCGACGGACTTCATACGGTGGACCCTTATGGCCTACCTGCGAGAGATCGAAGACGCCTTGACCGCAATCGTCCCGCGCGGTACGACCGTTCGCTTCAACCTGGACGCGATCCTGCGCGCGACCCCCGCCGCGCGCATGGCGACCCACAAGACGGCTATCGACGCCGGTATTTACACACCCGAATATGCGCGCCGCATCGAGGGGATAACCGACGACGCCGCCAAGACCGATAAGGACACCCCGCATGAATGACCTCCAGACCCGCGCCTTCACCGTCCGAGCCGCCGTCGACGCCGAGCCGCGCACCGTGCGCGGCCTGGCCGTGCCATACGGCGTCGAAATTGAGCTTGCCCCCGGATATTTCGAGACAATCGCGCCCGGCGCTCTCGCCGTCCGAGCCGACGACGCTACCAGCCTCAAACTCGTGTGGCGACATGACGAACCCATCGGCCTGATTACCTCGGCGACCGAGACCGCCGAAGGTATCGAGATCGAAGCCCGGTTCTCGGATACGCAGACCGCACGCGACGCCTACCAGCTTGTCAAGGACGGCGTCATTGACCGCCTCTCCATCGGCTTTATCCCGCTCACCTACGACCGCTCCGAAGCCGACGACGGCACGCACACCACCATTACCAGCCTGGACCTCCGAGAAGTCAGCCTGGTTCCCTTCCCCGCCTACGACGGCGCGCACGTAACCGAAGTACGCAACCAGCCCACCCCCGAAAGGACAACCCCCATGACCGACGCACCCAGCTACGCGCTCGCCTCCGACCTGGACGACCTGCGCGCCGACATCACCGCCATGGAACAGCGCGCGACCCTCGCCGCCGCCGAGCGCGGCACCGCCCCCGCCGCCGACACGCGCACCCCCGGCGAAGCCCTTAAGGCCCTCATCCACGACGAGGCATACCGCGCCGAGATCACCGCGATCCAGACCCGCGCCTTCAACGGCACCCCCTCCAGTGCAGATGCGACCATGGTCGTCCCCGAGTGGATCAAGGACCTGACGCGCATCGTCGACAAGCCCAACGTCCTGGCCAACCTGTTCTCGCGCGGCCCTCTCCCCGCCGATGGGATGGAACTCGACTTTACCGAGCTCGCGACCAACACCCTGACCGTGACCGAGCAGACCGCCGAAGGTGCCGATCTCCAGATGGGTAAGATCACCACCAAGAAGCGCAGCGCGCCGATCAAGACCTTCGGCGGCTACACCGAGCTGACCCGCCAGGCGATTGAGCGTACCCGCGTCAATCTCCTGGACACGTCCATGCGCGGCATGGCTATCGCCGCTGGCCAGGCCTCGGCATCCTACTTCGCAGGCCAGTTCGCCAACGCTGTCAAGGCGCAGGACGCCTCCAAGCTCGCCGTCTCCAAGGCCGCGACCGCCCTCACCTGGTCTGACATCTCCGGCCTGTTCATCGACGCCGCCGCGAAGTTCGCCGACCAGGCCCTGACCCTGGACGGCCTCGTTGTCGATCTCGCCACCTTCAAGGCACTGTCCGGCCTGACCGGCACGGACGGACGCCCGCTCATGCGCGCCACCGAGAACCCCACCAACACGATTGGTACCACGAACGCCAAGGCCCTGACCGGCGTCATTCTCGATGTGCCCGTGACCTGCAACCTGCGCGCCACGCCTGGCCAGCTCGGTACGGGCATCGTGGGCGCGTTCTACAACTCCGAGGCGATCCGCACCTACGAAACCCCGCTTGTCCAGCTCCAGGATGAGAACATCGTGAATCTCTCCAAGCAGTTCTCGGTCTACCGCTACGGGGCCGTGGCAACCGAAATCCCGACCGGCCTCGTGCCCCTCAAGATCGGAGCCTGACCGTGGGAGCCGACCTGACCGCCCGCATTGCCGCCTACGTAGGGGACGTGCCCAACGACACGTTTCTGAAAGAGTGTGCCGACCAGGCAGCGACGCTCATCCGCGATCAGGTCGGCTCCGCGACCGTGCCCGCCGAAATTCTGGAGCGCGCGCAAATCGAAGTCGCCGCCGAACTCTATCACCGTCGCAGTGCCCCCAACGGGATCAAGAACTTCGCCGATGGTTTCGACGGCACGGCGGCGATCCGCGTCGCCCGTGACGCCATGGTCGCCGCGCGCCCCCTCCTGGCCCCCTATCTACCCCTCGCGATCTCATGACAAACAGTGGACCTATCGCCGCCGCCCGCGCAGACCTCGCCGACGTCCTGACCCGAATCACCTCCATTCCCGTCCTGACATCGATCCCCGAACGCCTCGCCCCGCCGTGCGTCGTCATCACAGAAGGCACGCCCCTGGCCGCCGCCGACGAAACAGCGCACGGATCCGTCATGGTACGGCTCTCGATCACGGTAGCGGTCGCACCGACGACCAACGCCCTGACCGTCGCACGCCTGGACTCCGCCGTCGACGCAATCGTTATCGGCATGGTCAGGGAAGGCATGTTCGCCGCCGTGGACGCCTACCAGACGATCAAGGGCGCAGACGGGCAAGCATACCTCGCCGCCCCCATCACAACCGCAATCACCTACACCATTGAAAAGGACTCCTGACCATGACTGTCACCCGCAACGCCCGCATCCTCGGTAACAAGCTCGGTTTTTCCATCGGCGGGAAGGACTACTGGAGCGACATCTCCAGCTACGAACTCGCGCCCGAAACCTCTGACAAGGACGTTGTCACCTTCGCAGACGCCCTATCCGGCGCATCCTCGGCCTGGAAGTTGAAGGGCAAGGCCATCGTCTCATTCGACGCCGGCTCTTTCTGGGACATGCTCTGGCAGCAGGCAGGCCGCACCGTTGACGTGCTGGTCGCCCCCTTCGGCAACAAGACCGCGACCGCGAAGCAGCCGCACTTCAAGATCAAGGCGAAGATCGGCGTCAAGCCGTCGATCAGCTCCGAGGCTGGCGACGAGAAGGGCAGCACGTTCGACTTCGAGTGGCAGTGTGAGGGCGAACCCGAGAAGCTCACCGCCACGTCGACGCTCGGCGTTGGCAACATGGAAGACAACTAACCGCCATGACCGGGATCCTTGACGGCCGCGTCCATCTGGACGGCGGTAGCGTCGAAATCACAGGCATTAAAGCTCTCCTGCGCGACGCCGAAGCAGTAGGCGTGGCCGTCACGGACCTGAAAGACCTCACATACCGGCTCGCAACGCCTATCGCCGCGCTCGCCCGCACCCTCGCCCCACATGAGACCGGACGCCTCGCAGCCGGTATCAAGCCCAGCCGATCCAAGCGGAAAGTCATGGTGAGGGTTGGCTCCAAGTCCCGCCTCCCATACGCGGGCGTACGTCACTGGGGAGCCGATTCACGCAGCGGCCCCCGCTGGCTCTCCCAAGCCGAAGAAACCATGCGTCCCAGGACGTTCGACGGCTTTGGCAAGGGCATTAAAGAACTACTCGACCAACACAACTGGTAAGGACCACATCAATGAATATGAACGCGCTCACCCTCGGCGACCTGGAGTACTACGAACGCAAGACCGGCGAACCCATCACATCCTTCGACCCCGAAGCGGGCGGCAAGCTTGCCTCGCCCATGATCGCCATGTGCGCCGTCCTCCTGTTCCGGCGCGGCGGATACCCGACCCGCGACGACGCCTACACCGCCGCCGCCGAGCTGACCATGGAAGACGCAACCGCCCTCGTTTCCACCCAGGAAACGCCGGGGGAATGACCGGCGCGACCTCCCTAAGCCCCGTCCTAGCGATCCTCGCCGTGGACGCCGGTATCAGCCCATGGGAGGCGCGCGAACACCTCACACTCGAAGACGCGCGCGCGATCCTGGACCTCCTCCAGGAACGCGCACACGCACAGAAAGGATAGCCAGTTGGCTGGTCACGTCGTCAAGGTCTCAGTCGTCGCCGAGACCAAGAATTTCAGCCGGGCCTTCAAGGGCCTGGCAAAGGAAACCGGCCTGACGAATCTCGCGAACGCGGGCAAACAGGCCGTGACGACCCTCGCGACCGTCGCCGCCGCTGGCGCAGCCGCTATCGGCGTTGCCGGGGCGAAGGCAGTCAGTGCCGCCGCCGACCTGGAGCAGTCAACGGGCGCTATCGAAGCGGTATTCAAGTCCGGCGCAGACCAGATGAAGGCATTTGCCGATACGGCGGCGTCGACGGTCGGTCTGACCAAAAACGAATACCAGGAATTGGGCACGTTGTTGGGGGCGCAGCTCAAAAACGGCGGTACCTCCATCGACCAGCTCGCAGGCAAGACAAACGACCTGATCGGCGTCGCCGCCGACCTGTCCGCCCAATTCGGCGGCACGACCGCCGACGCCGTCGCCGCGCTCTCCAGCGCACTAAAGGGTGAGCGCGATCCGATTGAGCGGTACGGCGTGTCCTTGAAGCAGGCCAGCATCGACGCCAAAGCCGCCGAACTCGGCTTCCAGAAGGTGGGCGGTTCCTTCGACAATGAGGCACAGCAGGCCGCGACCCTTGCCCTGATTATGGAGCAGACAGCCGATGCGCACGGAGCCTTCGCGCGCGAAGGCGACACCCTCGCGCATCAGGTGCAAGTCCTCAAAGCCCACTTCGGTGACTTCGCCGCCAAGGCAGGGACACTGGTCCTGCCCATGGTGACCGCCCTCGCTTCCGCCGCCATTGAACACCTCGTGCCCGCGCTCGAATCGCTCTCGACGTGGGCGAAGGAGGTCGCCATTCCGGCCCTCCAGGACTTCGCCGCCCGCATTCAGGCGAACGTCGTCCCGAAGATCAAGCAAGCCGCCGCCGTCTTCCAGACCGAAGTCCGGCCCCGCCTCCAAGCCCTCATTGACTGGCTCACCACGACGGTCCCGCCCGCCGTTTCCCGCGTCGTCGCATTCTTCGAGAAGTTCGGCCCCGCCATTGGAGCCGCCGCCGCCGTCATCGGCACCTTCGTGGCAGGCTTCAAGACCTTCAACCAGATCAAGACGATCATCGGAGCAGCTAAGACCGCGTGGGCGGCACTCAATGCCACCATGGCCGCTAACCCGATCTTCCTTGTGATCGCCGCCATTGCCGCCCTGGTCGCCATTTTCGTGGCCCTCTACCAGAACAATGAGACTTTCCGCGCCGCCGTCGACGCCGCATGGGCACAGATCAAAGCCGCCGTGTCTGTCGTCGTCGAATGGTTCCAAACCAACGTTGTACCCCAGCTCCAGGCCGCGTGGGCGCAGATTCAAGCCGCCTGGGACGCGGTATGGCCCCAGCTCCAGGCCGCGTGGGCAACCTACGGGCAGCCAGTCGCAGATCTCATCATCAGTATCTTCCAGGGCGTCGCCGCGAACTGGGACACCATCTGGCAGGGCATCTCCACCGTGGTATCAGGCGTCTGGCAGGTGATCTCCAGCGTGATCTCCACCGTGGTGGGCGTCATCTCTGGCATTATCCAGGTCTGGACGAGCGCGCTACAGGGCGATTGGTCCGGCGTCTGGGCTGGCATTCAGCAGATCGTCTCCAGCGTCTGGAGCGGCATCCAAGGCGTGATCTCCGGCGCGCTCTCGATTGTCAAGGGATACATCACTGGAGCCATGGGCGTGATCTCCGGCGTTTTCTCCGGCGTCTGGTCCTCCATCTCCTCCACCGTCTCAGGGGCATGGAACGGCATCAAGAGCGCGATCTCCAGCGGCGTTTCCTCGGCTGTCTCCACCATCTCATCACTCCCAGGCCGCGCCCTATCCGCGCTCGGGTCCATCGGCTCCACACTTGTCAACGCGGGTAAGAATCTCATCCAGGGATTCATCAACGGGATTAGTTCGATGTTCGGTTCGGTCCAATCCAAGCTTGGGAGCCTGACATCAAGCCTGACATCCTGGAAGGGACCCGCCGATTACGACGCGCGCCTACTCACGCCCGCTGGTCGCCTCGTGATCGACGGCTTTATTAGGGGCCTGGAATCCAGGTACGGCGCAGTGCGTCGATCCCTCGGCGTGCTCACGGGCATGGTCGCCGACACCAACACGGGTTCGCTCGGCCTCCCAGACGCCAGCGGACTGGCCGGGATGCGCGCGCGCGGCGGCGTCACCATCCATGTGACGGCGAACATGCTCCACCCCTCGATTGACGCGGGCCGCGTGATCGCTCAGTCGATCAGCCAATACACGCGACTCAACGGCGCAGATAGATAAGAGAGTCATATGTCAACAATTCTGCCCCCACCGATTGTCGGTGACTGGAAAGGCGCACGTATTCAACGCCTCGGCGGCCTCGGAGGCGACCAATGGGCATTTGAGCTCGAAGAGAGCGCCCAGATTCTTCGCCTTGACTACGACCGACTGGTGCCTGGACACAAGATACAAGTCAGACTAAGGATCAGTGCCAGGCAGACAGCGTCCAACGTTACTGTCAGGATCGGTTCCTACGCGCGCCATTGGAACCGAGTTAAGTTGATTGACGAAATTGTCCGATCAGATCAGTTCGGACCATCGGTCACTATCACCCTAGAGGGAATCAAAATAGGGACTGTAGAAGTCCTCACGATTATTGACGATACTCCTATTCCTGCCAACCCGCGGCCCTGCGACGTGCTCAGCCTCCAGGCTCTCTATCCGTTGCAGGGACTAGACGGTCTACGCTGGAATCAAAGCAGGTGGAACCGCGAATCATGGACGCGGGGCGCTCAAAATCCCGCGTTTCTCCAATGGGACCTGAACTCCTGGAATACAAGAACGTGGCACTCTGGCGCATCGCAGACCATGGCCTGGCAGGACATCACCGGGCCGTGTACAGAAATCACGGTAACGCGAGGTGTAGAGTCAACGGGACCAGCGCTCACAGCCCAGGTCGGTACGCTCACCGCGCGCGCCGTCAACGGCTTGGCCCCGCGCGCGACAGGTATGTATCACGGCACGCCAATCCGTTTACTCCACTGGCCCACGCGCGAATACATTTTTACTGGGTATCTCACTGACCTGGCGATCTCACCTCATAAACCAGGTGCTCGAATTGCGTATGAGACGACTCTGACTGCCTCCGATAATGTGGCGCGGCTGGCCGCCATTACAAGATATGGAGCAAAGTCAGATGAAAGGGACGGCTCAGAAAACTGGGTACTCAGGATCGACCGCCTGACGCGCACGTGCAGAGATCTGATCTATTGGTTGGATACACGCGCGCACGCCCAAAGCGTCCCGCCTATTGTCTGGGAAACAAATCTTGCAAAGCACCTAGATGCCGCCGTCTCATCCGTGCTCGGCTCATGGACGGTCAACCGTAATGGTGAGGTCGCGATCAGAACAACGCGGCCCCGCATCCCGAGGGTGCGATTCACCGACGCCATTGGCTCGGCACCAGCGGCAGGCATCTGGTCCTACACGGCAGTGCAGGTGGCTTGGAGCGCCGCCGACGCAATTGCGCAGATCACTTTGAAGAACCACAGCGCGAAGTGGGACTCAGAGCAATCAGAGTGGCGCGCTGACGACACCGAAGTAACCGTTAGTGATCCGACAGCTGCGACCGTTTGGGGCGGGGCAGCCGTACAGGTAGATGTAACCCTTCCTGCAACTGATCTCGAATCCGTTGCGCGGCGATACCTCGCTACTGTCCGGCCTGACCCAATGCCATCTGCGCTGACCGTGCAGGCAGCCCACGCCTCTGGACCCTCCAACCGCGCCATGCATATGAGCGCCGCTGCTACCTTCGACCCAATTACCGCCGCCCGTGTCGAATATAGGGGAGAGGAAGTAAATGCCCTCATAACCCAGGTGGCCCACTTCATCACTCCATACGACTGGAAAACCCAACTCCAGCTCACCAACAATCAGGAAGGATCCAATCCGCAATGAAAACTTTTGTCCCCGGCGAAATTGCTCGCGCGGAAGACGTTAACGCGAACTTCGCTGAACTCAAGACAGTGACGGATAAGCTCGCAAATGGCATCCAGACTGGCCGCGTCGGCCTTGGAGCATACAAGCCGAACGAAACGTACTCCAAAAGCGTGACATTCCCGCGTCCGTTTGCAGCGCCCCCATTTATGGCGATCTCGTGTACATCGCAGCGACTCAGAATCGCCATTTACAGCGTGACCGCCACTGGTTTCAGTTTTTATGGGTGGAACGATACGAGTGCAGCAAACGGCGATGACGCCACCTTCGACTGGATCGCAATCAGCAATATCAACTGAAAGGACAACCACAATGACCGTGAATAGTGCCGTTACCGACACCAATTGGGGACCCAACTTTGACCCCGGTCGCCCCTACGGTGACCCTCTCGGAATCATCATCCACCATTGGGGAACAGACGGACAGTCTCACGACGCCGTCGCCTCCTACCTCGCCCGGCCCGATGGGAACACCTCCGCGCACTACGTGGTCAGCGGCGGGCGCGTCACCCAGATCACGCACGACTATGACCGAGCGTGGCACTGCATGGGCAACAACGCGCGCACAATCGGGATCGAGTGCCGCCCCGAATGCGACTCCGACGACTTCGAGACCGTCGCACAGCTGATCGCCGCGATCCGCGACGAATGGGGATACCTGCCCCTCTCTGGACATCAGGAACACTTCCCCACCGCGTGCCCTGGCCGCTGGCAGGCCCAGCTCGACGAACTCGACGCCCGCGCCCTCCTCATCCAGTCCGGCGGTCACGCCGTGCCCGCGCTCGCCGATCCTGATCCCGGTCTCCTCCAGGTGGACGGCTGGTGGGGACCGTCGACAACCGCCGCCCTCCAGGCCTACCTCGGTACACCCGTGGACGGCGCAGTATCCAGTCAGGACGGAGCCTGGCGCGAAAACCTCCCCGCCGCCGGGGCCGGGTGGGACTTCGAGACCGACCCGGATGGATCGCAGATGGTCGCCGCCCTCCAGGCCCGCCTCGGCGTCCCCGTCGACGGCTACGTGGGCATGGCGACAGTTGCCGCCCTCCAGGCCCATCTCAATGAGGGGACGCTCTGACCATGACTGACACGCCGAAGCACGCAGCGACACCTCAGCCAATCGAGTGGCTTACCCCCACCGTGCGACGGTGGGCATACGGCGTCGCTACCGCCGCCGTCCCGCTCCTGGTGATCTATGGAGTGATCGAGTCCGAGACCGCGCCCCTCTGGGTTGCCCTCGTGGCCTCGGTCCTCGGCACTGGTACCGCGCTCGTGCACGTCCCGACCGGGGGCGGCGAATGAGTGGAGCCGCCGAGGTCATTACTGCCCTCGGCGGCCTCACTGGCCTATCGACCGTCGTCGCGTCGGTCGCGACCCTCATCCAGGCGCGCCGCATCCGCGCCCAGGTCAGCCCTAACCACGGATCATCCCTAGCGGACGCCGTGAACAGGACAGACGCCCAAGCCGCGCGCGCGGGGGATGCGATAGAACGCCTCGGCGATACCCTCGCCGCTCACTCCGAGGCCATTACCCGGATTGAGTCGACGCTTATTGCAAGTAGTCAGAGCGTGTCACGGATCGAGATTGAGCAGACCAAGACCGCCGCCGATGTCATGGTGACCAGGCATCAGATCGAAGGCCTCGCCCGTGAGCTCAAAGGCCTTGGGTACGAGATCGGGGACATTCGATCTACCCGTGATCGCGAACACGGCGACTACGACGCCCGGATCAGGTCACTGGAGGGCCGCGCTTAGGCCACCGCCTCCACCACTGCCCTAAGCGTCTCATCGGCTATCGCTAGGTATCGGAGGGTGGTTTGTGGAGATTCGTGCCCTAGAACCCTCTGGACGGCGACTAGATCGCCCGTGCACTCGTAGGCGCGCGTGGCAAACGAATGGCGCAGGGCGTGCATTGTGACGCCACGTGGCAGGGCGCGCCCAACCAGTCGCCCGATCCACTCAGGGGACACGTGCCCCGAATCGGCCCCCGGAAATAGCCAGCCGGGGCCGCGGCCTTGAATCTCTACGGCGATTGATTCGGGTACTGGCACCGTCCGAGGTTTACCGCCCTTCCCGTGGACGATCAGCGACCAGCCGTGCATGTCGCGAACCAGGTCGCACCCGCGCACCTTCGCGACCTCGCCGCGACGCAACCCAAGCTCCGAGGCCAGACGCACCGCCAGACGCACACGCCAGTCAGGGGATAACCTGGCGCGGGCAATCGCGGCGGCGTCGGCTGGCCTCGGCGCGGGCGCAGACGCGCGCACCGTAGGGACGCGGGTCGGATCGACGCCGACCGCGTGGCGCTCGCTCGCCCACGCATAGAACCCGGCGACGGACTGGAGGGCGCTACGGCGCGTGTCCCGCGCCCAAACGTGCGCAGCGGACCATTCGATCACGTCGACAGTCTCCACCTCCCAGGGGCCGCGATCCACAGCGCGCGCGAAGCGCCTTAGCCAGTCGATCCGCAACCTCGTTGTAGCGACCGAGCGGCCCGATCCGAGCAGGTGCAACCGGTAATCTCCCAGTGGCGCGTCCCAGCCGGGCGGCACTAATGCTTTGCGTATAACCATGGCGACTATCCTCACCCGATCCGCTCTCTGCCGCGCGCGCTACGCCGCCGCGCCCGATCCGACGTGCGATAACGAGGCACCCAAAGTGTCCAGAATATGGACTGTGACGCAATCCCGAGGTTGCAGGTTCGAGTCCTGTCGGAGGCGCCAGCTTGTGATGCGGGT